TTTTCTACTGCCGCTTTGGTCTTAGGGCCATACACTCCATCGGCGGTAATCTTATCATTTTCACCTAAAAATTTGTTTAACTCATTCTGAATATCTTTAACATCTTTTCCGACGTCACCTGCGCTAAGGCCTTTATGCATACGCTCCTGGAGCTTGGCCATGCCCTCTTCGGTGCCAAGAGCCGCCAGTGTCACCTCGTCAAGTGCGCCAGTTACTTCTACACCAAGTGCTCTTTGAAGCTCTTCGACAGCGCCTTGTGTTTCTGGACCAAATATCCCGTCCACACCAAACTTGTCGAGCCTGAAGCCAAGAGAAACGAGTTTGTTCTGAAGCGCTTTAACGTTATCGCCACGCATTCCGCGTTTCAATCCAGTTTCAATAGCCTGAACGCTTTCAGAGGTTGCTTTAGACGCATCACTGAGATCATTCATGCTCTCAGCTGCTGCATCGGTGCTTTCTTTTACTTCTTCAACCTTATCTTTTATTTCCTCAGCTTTTACTGCTGTCTGTTCCTCTTCTTGCTTGACCATTCCTTAAGTGCTTTTGTACCGTCAACTAGCGCTTGGGTCATGTTGCCCGGCTTCAGAATCGGAAATACAGTCATGAGCGCGTCTCCAACGCCCCGGACAATATTCATAAATGTCTGCCACAGATTCGAAGCAGCTTCGATCATATCGTTGTAACCGCCCATAGTGTGCCAAGACTCTAGTATTTGATTCCTCCAATCCGAAAATATCGCGACATATTCGTAAAGCGCGTTGGCTACATTCGTCCAAAGCTCCATGGCCTCTTCGAGGTTGCCAAATATATAACCGAAGGAGTCCATCCAACCGGAACTGACAGCATCCTTTGTTGCCTGTATAGCATCTGTAAAGGTTAAGGCTTTCTGAGCCGCGTAATAGGCTTCTCTACCAAAATCCGTCTCCATGTCGGAGTACTTATTCAGTGTCGTTATCAGCACGTCAGAAGTAAGCCAACCGTCGGACAACGTACTTTCAAAGTTTTGGAAATTGACTTCAGTTTCTTTGGTCGCCGCCGCAATTTTTGCTTGGGCCTCGGCCACTTTTTCCGCTCGATCTTTGGTTGCTTTCTGTGCCTTTGCAAGAGCCTTCTCTCCAGCAGCCAATTGTTTTTCGTTCGTGCTTACTATTGACCCAATGTTCTCGCCGGCGGACTTTAAAGTTCCCATTTCCACAGCTGTTGAAATGAGCATTTCTTTAAACTCTTTGGTCGCCATCGTGGCATTCGAAATAGATTTCCAGTCCTGCAGCTTTACGTCACCCTGTGACAAAGCCTGGGCAAAGTTATACATGGCATGATTGGCCTGTTGAATACTGGCACCAGACTTTGCGGCCTCATTGCCAATACCCTCCATGGCTTTTTCAGCCAATTCCAGATCAACGCCAACGGAAGTGAATTTGCCGATATTATCAACCATAGCGGCAAAGTCGTAAGAAGTTTCATCGGTATATTTCTGTAGACTATCAAGCACCGCCTCAACTTCTTCGATCGACTTTCCAGTTGCGTTCATGATCGTCTGAACGGCTTTTGTACGGGTTTCATACTTGCTCTGGCCAGCGGACATATCGCTGAAACCAAAAAAAGCATCAGTAATCTTTTTGCCAACATCCAGCGCCTTGTCTGCGATTCGCCCAAGGGCAGCGTCAGCAATTTTACCAAGCGGCTCGAACCTGCTTGCAATGAAGTCGACTGAGCCTGCCAAACCAGATAAATCCAAGTTATTGAACGCGTTTTCGATGTTTTTGAGACTCCCCTCAACTTTATCGAAGTCGAGAGCTTTTTTTAAATCATCTAATGTTTTCAGACTTTCCGATACACCAGATTCAAACTGCTTGTTGTCAAATGTCATTTGGACAACGCGTTCATCAATATTAGGCATTCTTAGTCACCTCCATCCATAGATTTTTGCCGATGAGATCAAAGATTGGGCCAAGAGCAGGATTTATATAATCAACTCCTTGTACATAATAACCTTGAGAAGTCCCATGACCTTTTTGTATAAGGATAGCTATGTTTTCGCCCTTGTTCACATTTGAATTATTCCAACTAATAATAAGACCTTCATCTGTTTCTTCTATTGAATAAGACCAACTGGCCGCTGTTTTTCCTGTGGCTTTAGGTGTTGCTTCGTAGAGTGCACTTACTCCAGCTTCGCCATAGTACCGAAGACCTTTCTTATAATCCCCTTCTCCAATCTTTTTAAAGAACGCTTCTGTTTTTCTGAAGTCACCCTTCTGCTTAAATTTGATCATCTGGGAATCATCCTCTCGTGCCCATGGCCTTTTTTCTGGATTCATTTAGCGCCCTATTACTAGACAGAATATCCTTCTTTTTCATCTTTTTGCTTGGCTGATTCTTGATCTCGCAAACGCGGATGAGCGTGAGCAGCCGATTCAAATGCCACTTCTGACACTCAAACGGTATTTCATACGCAATCATCCAATAGTAAATAAGCTCGGAGGTGACAACTTGTCCTTTTCCTCCGGGCTTCGCACTTCCTGGCTGCTTATTGTTAAACCAGGTCGCAGTCATTGTGTCATTTATATAGTTACCTACCTTCTCATAAATACCCCTTGGTAGGTATTCATATGCATTGGGATTTACATTTGTATTCAAAGTCATGCACCGAATATAATCGGTAGATTCTTCAAGAGTCTTGTCCTTTGTTTCCAAAAATGGCTTTTTCCATTTAGACTCCCATTTTGAAATTGAAATAAGAGAATGCTCCAGAAAAAGCGTTGCTTTTGGATAATTAAAAAACTCCTGCTTAGAGTCGTCAAAAAACTCCCTTTCCGGAACATCGATCTGAAGCATTCTCTATCACCTGATTTTGTTTATTAGGTATTGGCAGGCAGCGGCGCCAGCGTGGTCGCGCCCTCCGGTGCCTGAGGCAGTACGTTGGTCATGAAGGTCGTTGCAGCTTCGGAATTTGTTGCCAGTTCCATAAACAATTCAGAATAGGCCTCGGTTGCGGCAAACTCAGAGGAGATCTCGGGACTCTTGTAGAAATGCTTGCCGTCAGGAGATTTCTGGCCGTATGCCTTTAATATTATGTCCTTAAACATTTTTACAAGTTGTACCTGATCCTTCTCCGAAATAATCTTCTCGATCAACTGCTGCATACCGCCGCTCGTCGACAACTCCATTTCCATGCATTCCGCCTTGCTCAGGTTAAAGAAAAACGTTTCAGTTCTTTCGTTTCCGTCGTAATCCGTATAAGTAATAGCCTTCTTAAACATTTCACTCTTCTCCTTTTTGTTTTAAAATAGGAGGGCCAGCCGAACTGATTACCCTCCATTCACCGTCTTGTTAGGTCGTAGTGGAGCTGCCTCCGACCAGAGCCAGCAACGCATCAGGAGCGGGCAGAGAACCGCCGCCATACAGTGCGTTCTCCAGAGCAGTCTTCTTGCTGGAATCAAGTTTCCAGACGTCGATCGTGATCTCGGAGGTTGGCTTGTAGCCAGTCACGTTGACAGGAGTCGTGGTGACTTCCCAGCTAAAGGTGATCGCGTCAGGAGAGTCGTTGATCGTTTCGTAGGAACGCTCAGAAGGGGAGGCGGTGCAGTTGTAGATCACATGGATTTTGTAATTATTGGCTTCGGTGTCAGTATCACTACCAACCTTGGTGCGGTAGCTGAAACCAAAGGGCTTGCGGCTCTGCTGGCCAATGTGCACACCGTCAACAGGGCTTGCAGACCCATCGCACTCGCCGAACTCGTCGGGATAGGTGTATGCTTCAATGGTCAGACCAAAGGTCTCGGCGGAGCGCAGGGTGGCATACTTGATGTTGTCGGCCCACAAGTCGGTCGGCTCAGCACCGTCAGGACTCTCGGTAACGCCGGTCAGGCCGTTCCAGGCAACACCGTCGCCATAGGTGTTGGTGGTGGGGTTCAGAACGTACAATACGCCTTGGTCAACACCGGTTTCAAACAGGCGATCACCAGTAGCGTCCCAGGTAATAGCGGTAGGCATATTATTATTCCTCCTTGAAATAAAAGGCCTTCAGAACTTACCAGTAAATTCTGAAGGAATAGTGGTATAGATTATCTGCCGAATAAGGTCTGTCGGCGGAGCACAATGGCAATCTGATAATCTGATTCCTGGTATCGTCGTCAGGATTTCTTGTAATGTATTTAATTGAATATTGATCGTATATCGCATACGGGGCGTTATCCGCGAACGTTACATCAGGTTTCTCCAGATCATAGATGATGCATGGATACTCTATTTTTCGTCCGGTGGGAGGCTGAAAATAAACGTTGTCGCAAAAGGTATGCAATGTCTCACTAAGCTTACTCCGCGGTTTCGCCATTGTATACGCCTCCAATGGACAGGATCAGACGAGGATAGTTGGAGGCATCCACACCGGTTACCTTCCAAGCTGTCCCCATCCATTTGACATAGCGCATGTCTGCCATATGTGAAAACGCATAGGGATTTGCGGTAATGCTGATTTGGTTTGAAAAAGTTATATCGTCGTTGAGCTGATCTTCACTGCTCTTTGCAAGATTACGGAAATTCTTCAAGAGTTCTCCCTTGTAGAATTGCTCTACAGGCTTCTCGACCCAGACGTCAGGAGAGTTTTCATCTTTGACGGTTTCGATATAACCCACAGCCCCATAAAACCTCGGCATACGCTATGTCACTCCCATTTTGATTTTTAGTCGGTAGTAGTGGTGCCAGAGCCGCTATTGGACTTGAAGATCGCAATAGCGGAGTAGGGCTTCATCAGCATGCCGGAGCAGCGGGTCTCAATCAGATACTTGAACTGGTTGTAGTCGATGTCAAAGTCGTCGAACATCGTAACCTCGCCGCCCTTGTCGGTGCCAACGCCGTAGTCGTTCAGGTTGACCATGATGCCGATCAGCTCGCGGCCCTGAGCATCAGTGTAACCCTCAAGCAGTTCGCAGGGCACAAGCTCACGCGCACGAATCGCAGAAGCTACCTGAGCCTCAGTATCATACAGGCGGCGGCCGATGGAATCCTCGACCAACAGCATGTTGGTCAGCCAGTCCTCAGTGGTATAGAAGGTAGGACTGCCGGTACCCTTATAGAACTTGCGAGCCTTGATGATCGCCTTGATCGCCTTCTTAGCAGTCTCTTCGTCATCGGCACCGGGCACGACGTACTGCTTCACGGTGAAGAAGTCGACGTCACTGACGATAGGACGGATCTTGTCTTCGAAGATCTTGTCCTCGCTGCTCACCGCGCGGCCGTCACCGATCATGATCGCGCGGGCCACCTCCTCGTTCAGCATCATCCTCATCTCGGTCTTAACCCAGGCAACAACCTGAGGCTTGGCCAGGTCGATCAGATCGTCGCGGTCGAACTTCTGCTTCTTATACACGGTAGTGGGAGAGCTCTCACGCTTCATCAGACTGAAGAACTCTTCCTTCTTCAGGTTGCCCTTCAGATAGCCCTTCGCGCGAGCCTCATCCTCGGTGATGTTGGCGAAGGTGGTCTTGATGCGAGCCCAGGGATACTTCTTGACGCCGGCCAGAACCTTGTCAACCCAGGTGGTCTCGCGCTTTACGAACTCGGGCAGATCGTTCAG